GGCAAAAGCCATGCCCTGCGCATGGAAGGCTTGCACTGGTGCATGCGCATCCCGGGCCTGAACGTCTACCTGTTCCGCCGCACCTTCCCCGAGCTCGAGAAAAACCACATCCTGCCGTCCCAAGCCCATTTCCCGATGGGCGTCGGCACGTTCAAGAGTCAGGCCAAGCGGTGGGACTTCGTCAACGGCTCCAAGCTCTTCTTCGCCTCCTGTCAGTATGAGCAGGACGTGTTTGCGTTTCAGGGGGCGGAAATCCACCTGCTCCTCATCGATGAGCTGACCACGTTCACGGAGTTCCAATACGACTACCTGCGCGGCCGTCTGCGTTGCGCCCTGGTCATCCCCGAGCGGTACCGCCACAAAATCCCCGGCATCGTCTGTGCCTCGAACCCCGGCGGCGTGGGGCATGCCTTCGCGAAGCGGCGATGGGTGGATTTCGTCAAGCCGATGCAGCTCAAAATGGCCGCCCCGGAAGAGGGCGGCATGCTGCGCACCTACATCCCCGGGCTGCTCCAGGACAACCCGATCCTCATGCAGCGCGACCCGGGCTATCTGGCGCGCCTGGATGCCCTCCCGGAGCCGTACCGCACGGCCTACAAAGACGGGAATTGGGACATCTTCATTGGCCAGGCCTTCGAGTTCAGCCGGGATCGGCACGTCGTTAAACCCATGCCCATTCCCGAGCATGCTCCGCTCTACATGACCTTCGATTGGGGCTATGGCGCCCCGTTCGCCCTGGGCTGGTGGTGGGAGGATGCCGACGGCCGGCTTTACCGGTTCGGGGAGTGGTACGGGTGGAACGGCACGCCCAACCAGGGCCTGCGCCTCGTGGACTCCGAGATCGCAAAGGGCATCCTGCAGCGGGAAGAGCGGTGGGGACTGACGGGGCGGCCCATTGTCCGCTTGGCCGGGCCGGACTGCTTCTCCAAGAAGCCGGATTACAAGGGCGGAGGCCAGGGGCCGAGCACGGCCGAGGAGTTCGCCAAGGAGGGGGTTGACCTGACCCCGGGTGACCCTTCGCGCGTGAATAAAATCCGTCGGTTCCGGGAACGGCTGACGCTGCCCAAAGACGGCAGCGCGCCCATGCTCCTTGTCTACGAGTCCTGCGAACAGTTCATTCGTACCATCCCCTTGCTGCAAATCGACCCCCTGAACGTCGAGGACATCGACAGCACGGGTGAGGATCACATTTACGACGAAGCATGTCACGTCTGCATGCTGCGCGCTCCGGCAGGCGACGGTCTGACAGCCGGGGCAAATTGGGGGCGCAAATCATGACCGACAGCGTGCTGGCGGCAATGCGGCTGGCAGGCCTGGGCGTCTACGCCAACGTGGCGGATGACAACACCATCTGTTTCGTCTCGGACAAGGTGCATCGTGTCTGTTCGGCATGCGGCACGGTGTTCACAGCGTCGGCCTGTCTCGTGGGCCTGTTTGGTCCTGGGCGGTGCCCGTTCTGCGGCAGGAGAGAGACATCGACTATCTCTGGAATTGGCCCGTGTCAGAAGCAGAAAATGGTGCCCTAATGCAAGCCCAAGTCGCCAAACGACAGCCTCAGGTGGGGGCGTCGGCCGAAGTCGAATGCAACGGGGTGGATTACTCGCCGAAGCACCACGCCGGGAAATGCCCTCGTTGTGGAGAATGGGTTAGGGCTCACACAACAAAACCATTTGAGGGGCGATGGCGGACTCGATATCATCGATGTGGTTGCGGTAAATCGTTCAAGAGCTTAGAACAAGATCCGACTATGTAAAAAGCCCCGAGGTGCTTTCTCTAGTGGGCCAATGATGGGTCTCCCTTTGAATGCTTACAAATAAACTTGAAAAATTATTCACGGTTGATTATGCAAAGGGAGCTATATTTTTTGAAATTAGATTCCCATACTCATCGTTCTTTTCAAGAACTTTTTTGTCAAAATTATACGTCCAAAATCTGTTGTTACTCCATCTTTTAAGGAATTGAGCATGCATGTGGTCATACATGCCTATTTTGCCATCTGTCTTTTTAAAGGCATAACATGGTGATTTGTTGACATGATCTCGATCAGGGTACTGCCAAACCCAAACGCATGAGTCGATAAATATATATTTCCAGAAAGGATATGTGGTATACATCTTCAACTCAATTCTCTTCCTATAGTCAGACCGAAGGGCAGTTAAGAAGTTTATGCTGTCATATATTTCTTTTCGATACTCATGAGCTGTAACACCGACATCTTTTGCTCTTTTCTCAAGTTCTGGAGTTGATGGGTCAAAAAGAAGGACATTGATGTCTCTGCATGACTCAAATGACTTATGCAATGGGGAATGTTCTGCCCCAAAAGTCCACCATCCCGTTGCGCCGGAAATTGCAATTGACAACGTCGAGCAACTAACCTCATACAAGTAGGCGTCACTCTTTTTTATGGCCCTATCATCACTATTTATACTGCAATAAAATAGACCGGCAGCGCTCGCTGCAGAACCTCTTTTGTAGTGCTTGTAAAGCCTAATGAGTGCATGCAGTAGTACAACGAAAAGGATGGTGACTAGTATATCTATGGGTATGCTGTATTTTTCAAGTACAACGAGTGATTTTTGTACATACCCAAGGATAGCGTCATCCTTCCAATGGCTAAAAATCCAATGGAGGCCAAATATTATCAAACTTGATGATATGATTATGATTGCATGCTGGCATACGTTTGTTACGCCATTGATCTTCCCGAAGATTTTTCTTTTAATATCTTGAAATAAATAAGGTCTGGTTGTTTTCATTAATTACCTTCTTTTGCTTGCAAAAAAAATGCTGGGCTTAGCCCAGCATTTTATAGTTAAAAGTGTCTTTATTCAGGACGAACAAAAGCCCCTTTTTTGGGACGCCTATTGAGCCATGGTTCAACAACCTTTGCCCATATTATGCATGTAAAGAGTGCTGACGCAGGGATCGTTACATATTCCATTGTGCCCTCCTTTTTCAAGTCCTGAAAATAAGTTGAGTTGCTGTTAAAGTGACTTCCATCTTGTTTCATGATTTAAGCGCCAAGCTCCGGAACAGGGGGGGGGCTCCTCCCCCCTTCTGGGGCGGGGTGATTGTGGCGTCACTCTTTAGGTCCGTGCTCCTTACAAGTGGACCTCGCAGTTGGTAGCATTGTCATTCGGCGGTGGGTAAATAGCACTACCCTTAATCTACCATGCAAGATCCATAGCGTAAGTCAAGAGGTTTTTCGGAAAACATGCAAGGGTCGCGAAGAACTCGATGATTATTTTACTTGGGTACAGATTTAATTCGGTTTCGCGCTTTGGGAAAAGCAGCGAGAAGACCGAAACCTCCCTGCAGCCTCCAGCTCGACCGTTGGAGCGTACGGATTGTCGTTTGAGGACTTTTCACTAAGCCAAGATTTTCGTCAAGATTTCTTTGCGTAATATGATAACATCTGTGGCAAGGTTGTCAAAATTATGACCACACCAACATTGTCCTTCCGGTAGGATTAACTACCTTTTCTTTCTCTCCATTTTCGCGCTCATGGGGCCTATGCCCCGTGTCCACCAAATCCACATTCCCGGCCGTGACGTAGGCCCCTCGAACCGCGAAATCGACCGGATCGAGGGGACCACGACGTTGGCGGTCCCGCCTGCATCGGTCTGGAGAGACGTCGTCACCGGAGTCGATTACGCGGCCCTTGCCGGTGGTCTCGCCTGGCCGGCCCATCCCGCACCGGGTGCGCTGGTTGTTCTCGGCCTGCGATGGGCCCCGGGCGACCGGCGCACCTACCATGCGCTGGCGGAGGTGGTGCACGACAACCTGGATGAACTCCTCAAAAGGTATCTGGCGCTGTCGGACACGTGGGCTCTCGATGCCCCGGGGAAATGGTTTGGGTCGTACGGCATGGATGAGGAGCCAGACCCCTACTATTCGTATTCCCTCGTCTCGTGCCAGGCCTCGGGCAATCTGTTCCTCCTCACCGATTTGGCGTGGCAGCAAAAGGATCGGTGGCGAGTCTACTGCCAGCGCATCTTCGACGCTGTTGGTCCGTCTGGCTCTCTCTACCCCGAAGGACTCCCCAACATCATGGCCGAGGGCACGCGGTTCACGGCCTCATGGCGCGGCGGAGTGCTCCCCGACCCCGCGCAGTTCCCGCTTATGGCGGCCCTGGGCCGAGCCCTGGAGGGCCTGGACATGGTCCAGCCTCCCCGGGACCTCGTGCCCGTTCCGGGTCAGGCCTACGGCGATCCCTGGGACGATGCTGCCCGCGGCGCACACACGCCGGCCCCCAGCGAGCTCATCGCCACAATCCCCGATTTCGACGCCCTCACGGAGGTGTTCTCGTGACCGTGATTCCTCTGCCGCTTTGGCAGTTCGTGGCCATGGCCCTGGGCCTTGTGGCGCTCCTCGTTGGGGCGCTCATGCTTGGTTGGCGGCTCGGCCGGGAGAGCGCGGGCCGGCCCATGTTTCAGGCCACGGTCCGCCAGCCCAAGCCTACGGCCGCCGACGTGCTGCCCGGTAACGATCCTTGGGGCGACGCCATGACCGGGGGTGACGCATGAGCATGGTCCTCGTGTGCGAGATGTGCGGCACCCACCTCGGCACGATCGAGCCCGGGACCCTGGCCATGCCGCTTTCCGGGGCCATGTTCGGACCGCTCGGGCCCGGGTTCGCGCCGCCTTTCGACCCGGCCGCGTCCTGGGAGTTCCTGCTTTGCCCTCTCTGCCACAAGCGGGCCATGGGCTGGGACATGGACGCGCCCGACCTGGTGCGGCCGAACCGCCTGTTGACTACGGACGGCTACTGGATCGTCGGTCGGGGTCTGGAGACGCCGCCGCCGGCGCCCTACGTCCACAACTCGGA